TATTTTTATAGTGGTCTACTGACAATTCTAAACCGCTGAAGACTGGGTTAAAGTCAGCTACACCGCTAACTGGTGAGAGTTCATTAGTGTAGGCTTCTTCACTTGCATAAAGAAAGGTAGCTACTTGAGCAGGTATTACTCCCTCGCTCTCGCTTTTTACATCTGCGTAACCTTCTGCAATAGTTACTACGCTACCGCTTGGAATTGTCAAACCGCTTGAAAGGTTTACCGATGAGTTGATTTTTATATACATTTTCTATTGATTAAAATAAGTTATTCCAAGAACTACCATCGTAACATTGTAATTTGTTTGTTGATGTGTTGTAAATTATTAAAGCACTTACAGGTTCTTCTATTGCTTCCACTTGTGTTGTGGTCATTCTTGGTGGTAGGAACCCTTGAGTAGTAGAGTCTATTTGTAATTTAGCAGATGCTTCACCACTTTGAATATCACCCACCAACATTTGCCCATCATCTTTAATAGATAAAGAATCTGTTCCCGATGAATTTTCAATTAATAGCGCAGTAGTTGAAGATGTTGCTCCGCTTCCTCTTATGGTCATTAAAGTGTTTGCAGTCTCTGGAGGTAAAGCACCTGCACCAAAAGAAAAACCTGTATTGAACTGCCTAAAATTTGAACCGCTATAATTGGATTGGGTTTGCCAATTATGAGATGCGTTGCCAACTCCGTATCCGTATAAAGAAACATTTGATGTTACACCAGCCGTTAGAACTCTTAACCATTGACCAAAACCTCTATGTTGTACGGATATTTGGTTATTGATTAAAACATTGCGGTCATCACTAAGTGACATTATGCTATCACCACTACTATTTTCTACTAATAAAGATGTGGTAGCACTTGTTGCCCCTTCCCCTTGAATATGTACTCTTGCCGTTGGTGTAGTTTCCCCAACGCCCAAACGCTTGTTCGTATTGTCCCAATTGAACAAAGAATCAGCACCAAATGCACCAGAATCATTGAATTGGATTTGTGTATTGCTACCTCCTGCCGATGCAGATACACTTATGTCTCCACTACCTAAAAGTGAGGTACTATTTATGGTCTTAATATTAGTACCGCTTACTAAAGTCTCTTGAACTGCTACATCACCACTACCCAACAAAGATGCTGAGTTTATAGTCTTTATGTTTGTACCACTTACTAAGGTGGCTTGTACGCTAATATCTCCGCTACCTAATACTGAGGTAGAGTTTATAGTTTTAATGCTTGAGCCACTAACTAAAGTAGCTTGTTTGCCGTTTATCTCAGTCTCTACATTCGTGATGCTCCCAATACCTACGGCAGCAGTTGATAGCTTTAGTGGGCTATCATTACCTTCACCATCGCTAATAGTTTTTAAAGATGCAGATAAGGCACTATTGTCTCCTACTTTTATTAGTGCATCAAATGTTGTTGCAGGGGTTAACCCACTTAATGATGTTCCCATATTAATCCCAAGTTTGTGTTACTGCCTCCCAAGTTGGAGAGGTTATATTCTGCCATTGCGTAGTGCTAAATATTTCAGCTACTCCACCACCTAATACCAATCTAACAGATGGCTGAACCTTCTTTAATAAAGATACAACAGGCTGAACTTTCTTCTCTATAGTTACTGATTGAGCAGATCCTAATATCATTGAAACAGGCATTATTCTGTAATATCTTGTTGCACAATAAACAATCCTCCTGCCCAAGTTTCTACCTCTGAAGTAGCAGTTTTCGTTGCTTGAATATCATAGTAATATTTCCCTGCACTCAGTTCCATGTCTCCTGCTGCTTTCTCCATCAATAGATTCCCAGAGGCATCCTTTGTGAAATCCCCATCATTAAAAGTCAATATTGCCGTTGATGCAGCACTTGATGTCTTAACCTGAGATTTAAATGTGTATGCAGTTAGATCAATAGGATTACTGCTTGAATCTACCCAATCCATATCTAGCTTGAAGGTATCATTCTTCATGCAGGTAACATTCAATGTTTGCTTTAATACTAAATTTGCACTTGCCATATTTTCTTATACTAGATTAACATAAACAACACCCCAACTAATAGTATTATCAGTTACTCCATTGCCCCAATAAGTTGAACTATATATGCTACCAAAATTCATTTTTTGCTATTCTTTTTCATGATATACTTCTTTAGCTTCTGGATGTTCTCCACCTTTGGCTTGTAAGTATTCTTAATTATAAAACCCATCCATTGAAGTTTTGATTCTTACTAGGATACATATCATCATCAGATGCTGAATTGTATTCAGGGAACTTTGAATTATAAAACGCCATATGATCCACAAATCTTCTTGCATAATGTTCTGCAATATCTCTCTCCTTCTGTACTAGATAATCAAGATCCTCCTTTGTAACATTCTGACCATTCTCTGATCCTTTAGTGTATATCCCTCCATTTGCTACTTTATAATGGATATAAGGCAGTATCTCTATTGCTGAATAGTGGATTACCATATCCTGAATATAGTCCGTAAAAAGGGCTAAATAATCTCCTGCTAAAGAATCTCCTGTTATATCACTCTTTATCTTGTTGAATAACTTAGTTCCTAGAATCCCCTGAACATGAATATCCTGAGCAATCTTAATGAATTGGATCATCTGATCTCTATCAACATTCCCATTGATTCCTGTTCTCTTAATAACATCACTAGGTGATACAAATAATATCTCAGCCATCTTAGTTTAGTTTTCCTCTGTTAGGCATATCAATCGGTCTAGTATTAGCAGTATCATAATCCTTAGGATTGATCTTGCTCTGTGGAACTCCTGCTGAACTTGCAGCACTAGGTGATACTCTTCTATCATTTTCTAGAGCCTCAGTTTTGCTCTTAGGCAAGAACTTCCCTTTATCTCTTCTTCTCATATAAACAAGCCTCTGCCATTTATGGTGGCAATACGCTCCTCCTTTATATTTAAAGATTGAATATGTAGATCTCCCTTTAGGAGCAAACTGCCCATTCACTCCAGAGAAACTCATTTGATTGATATCTTCCTTTCTATATACTTTGCCTCCATCAGATAATCCAACCATCTCAACACAGAATGTTCTTGAGTTATCCTTCAATGATCCTGAATATCTGTATCTTATTTTGAACATTCCTGCATCTCCTGATGATCTCTCCTCAGCATCACCATAGGAAGAAACTGCTGCCATACTTACAGAAGTAATAGCCTCTACAATCTCATCTTCCTTATCAGGATCATCCACATCCTGAACTGCAGTCAATTCCCATTCCTCTTCATCAATATCCTCTCCCTTATCAGCAAGGTATTCAAGCCATTCCTTCTCATCCTCTTTAGTGAACTCAGGAGCACTCATCTTAATCCCTGTTTCCTTCTCAATAGTCTCCTCATCTTGTACCTCCTCAACTTCTGTAAATTCTAAAGGAGCAAGTGTTTTGAAGTATAAGTCTAATGATACATTATTAAAAGCTAGAATCTGATCTAAGGCTTCAATCACCTGATTCTGCTTAGGTCTGATAACACTATTATCAAACAAAGTGAATGCAGTCTTTATCTCATCAGCATTGTTTCCTAATCCTGTCTGATCCTTAACACCAAACAACATAGGAGATGTGATTCTATGTCCCACCAATACCTTCTGCTGAGATTCTTTAGATAGGAACTCATATTGGTTATGAGCATCTGATAACTGAACAGGCTCAATAGATGCAGCAGTATCAGCACTATCATTGAATGAGAGAATGAATTTCCCTGCATTACTTGATCCACTCCACTTCTGCTTAATCTGTGATTCAATGATATTTCTCTCCTCCTCTGGAGGAACTCCATTATTGAAATTAACGATCATGCTAGGAGCAAGACCATTCTTGATATTGTTGATATGGTAGTTTGCAACCTCTCCCTCTAATTCAGCATATGGTAAAGCACCTTGATAATCAACAGGAGAATAGTAGTAAGATCCTGAACGATAAGGTCTGAAATACAATATCTCAATCTTATCAGATAATTCACCAAATCCAAATGCAGGAATCCTCTCAACACCTTTCTTGCTTCTGACCTTATCCCAATCATAAGCATAGTAATATCCCTCAATCTCTCCTTCCTCATTACATTTCTCTGCTCTGAGGCATTCCACAGGCATATGATGAACTTCAACTATTCTACTCTTATCCTGATTGTATATCAATTGGAAAGCACCATTACCAAGCATATAGTAATCATTGATTACCTTCTTCAATTCCTGATCTTTGATCAACTTCCTTAATTGAATATATCCCTCTGGATTCTTTCCTGAATCAGTAGCATCAATACCCTCTCCAAAAATCATGTCAATGATTCCAGAAGTAACTGCATTATTTGTAGGAGATCCATTGTATCTATCTATCAAATACTGAAAGTAATTGTTATCTGCTCCATACTCTACCCATCCCTTTCTGCTATTCTCAGAAATCACAGGGCTTGTATAGCTTGATAGCTGCACAAATTTGATACTATTCTCCATAAATCTTATACTCGTTATTCATAGTCTTTTCTGTTGTGGTCAACTTAGGTTGATATGTTCCTACTTCAGATCCTGAAGGTAATACATACATCTTATCCTGTGAAAGTAGCTTGACCTTTCCAACCTCCCATATCTTAATTATATAGAAGTTTTCAGGATAAAGAACAGAAGTATCATAGGAGAATGATAGTGTTTTTCTAAAGCTATCATATGTCCCTGATATATCCTCATAGATATCCTCTTTATCACTTTCTGATATAATCTCAATCTCAAAGGATTCTGTTGTAAAATCCCTGAGATACATCTTGATTGTTGGATTCGTAAATTCTTC